CTTCAGAGTGCGTTAATATAGGCACGCTCGCACGTGACGCACGTATAGGTATCCTGTCTAAGACGGGTGCCGATGCTAAAAAAATGTTCACCGATAAGGTTGTTCCTATCAACAGCCGCCTTCCATTCTTTTTCAAGCCAATTATGGACGGTATGGACAAGCCAAAGACTGAGTTGGCATACAGGGTTCCGGCAGCAAAGATTACCAAGAAGAATATGTACGAGACTGACGACACCGATGTCGATGGACTTGACACATCAATAGATTGGAAGAATACAGAAGACAACTCATACGATGGAGAGAAGTTATTATTCTTGGCGCACGATGAGTCTGCCAAGTGGACGAAGCCTGTAAACATCAAGGAGAATTGGCGTGTAACTAAAACCTGTCTTCGTTTGGGTAGTAAGATTATTGGTAAGTGTATGATGGGTTCTACTTCTAATGCCTTAAGCAAAGGGGGTCAGAACTACAAAGATATTTACGAAGACTCAAATGTGAAGGTTCGTAACGCCAACGGACAGACTAAGAGTGGTCTATATGCCATCTTCATCCCAATGGAGTGGAATATGGAAGGATTTATTGATAGATATGGACATCCTGTATTTCGTAAACCTGAGGAACATATTATGGGTGTAGATGGAATGATGATTAAAAACGGAGCCATTGACTATTGGGAAGCGGAGGTTGACTCACTAAAGAGTGACGCTGACGCACTAAACGAATTTTACCGTCAGTTCCCACGTACAGAATCACACGCATTTCGTGATGAGAGTAAGCAAGCCTTATTCAATCTTACAAAGATTTATCAGCAGATTGACTATAACGACTCAATGATTAAGGAACATTACCTTACTCGTGGGTCATTCTCGTGGAAGGATGGCATTAAAGATACTGAGGTGATATGGACGCCTGACCAAAGAGGCAGGTTCAATATTAGTTGGGCACCGCCTAAGCATATGCAAAACAATATACATACACGCAATGGTGTTAAGTACCCCGGCAATGAACATCTTGGGTCTTTTGGTTGTGACTCCTATGACATATCAGCCGTAGTTGGTGGGCGTGGGTCTAATGGTGCACTACACGGTATGACCAAGTTTCATATGGATGACGCTCCTGTAAACGAGTTTTTCTTAGAGTATATTGCCCGTCCACAAACTGCAGAGATATTTTTTGAGGAGGTTCTTATGGCGATAGTATTCTATGGAATGCCTATCTTAGTGGAGAATAACAAACCAAGGCTTTTATACCATCTTAAAAATAGAGGTTATAGAGGTTACTCAATTAATAGACCTGACAAGCAATTAGGAAAGTTGACAAAAACTGAGCGTGAGTTGGGAGGTATTCCAAACTCATCCGAAGATGTTAAGCAGGCACACGCTTCAGCCATTGAGTCGTATGTAGAAAAGTTTGTAGGATTTGATTTAGAAGCTAAGTATAGAGACCCTGAGCAAATGGGTACAATGCCATTTACAAGGACACTTGAGGATTGGGCGAAATTTGACATTAACGATAGAACAAAATTCGATGCTTCCATTAGTTCAGGATTATGTATTATGGCTAATCAGAAGCACTTATATATACCGGAGAAAAAAGAATCAAAATTAATTATTAACTTCGCTAAGTATAAAAACGAAGGAACAACAAGTCAATTGATTAGATGAAAAATGTAACAATCAACATAAACACCGCATCATTCCCAAGTCAGTTAGCAACTGATGCCGAAAAAGCATCTGATGCATTTGGATTGCAAGTGGGTCAGGCTATTCAATATGAATGGTTTAGAAAGGATGGAAACAATTGTAGATACTATGGTCAATGGCAAGATTTCCGTAGACTAAGACTATATGCGAGAGGTGAACAACCAATTGGTAAATATAAAAACGAATTAGCTGTCGATGGTGATTTATCTTACTTAAATCTTGATTGGACCCCTGTTCCTATTATACCAAAGTTTATTGATATTGTTGTTAATGGAATGTCTGATAGATTGTTTAAAGTGAAAGCATATGCACAAGATGCAATGTCTCAAGCTAAAAGAAACAAGTATCAAGATATGCTTGAAACACAAATGGCAGGTAAACCTGTTCTTACGAAAATACAACAGATGACAGGTGCTAATCCATTTTTAATGGACCCTGAGCAATTGCCTGAAACAGACGATGAACTATCATTATATATGCAGCTTAAATATAAGCCTGCAATTGAAATAGCAGAAGAAGAAGCAATTAATACAATCTTTGATGAGAATCATTATGAGGACACTCGTAAAAGATTAAATTACGACCAAACTGTTATTGGTATTAGTGTTGCAAAACACGAGTTCTTACAAGGCACAGGTGTTAAGATAAGTTATGTAGACCCGGCTAACGTTGTTTATAGCTATACAGAAGACCCATTCTTTAAAGATTGTTTTTATTGGGGAGAGATTAAAACATTGCCATTAACTGAGTTAATGAAGATTGACCAATCTTTAACTAAAGAAGACTTACAAGAAATTACTCAATACAGCCAAGCGTGGTATGATTATTATAACGTAGCACAGTTTTATCAGAACGATATGTTCTACAGAGATACTTGCACGTTAATGTATTTCAATTATAAGTCAACTAAAAAAGTTATTTATAAAAAGAAGAAACTTGAAGGTGGTGGTTCTCGAGTAATTGAGAAAGACGAAACTTTCAATCCTCCAACAGAAATGATGGAAGAGGGTAACTTTGAAAAGATTGAAAAAGTTATTGATGTTTGGTATGAGGGTATTATGGTAATGGGTACCAATATTTTATTGCAGTGGAAGTTGTCTGAGAATATGGTTCGTCCTAAGTCAGCATCTCAACACGCAATACCTAACTATGTTGCTTGTGCTCCTCGTATGTACAAAGGTGCTATTGAATCACTATGCAGAAGGATGATACCATTTGCTGACTTGATTCAAATTACCCACTTAAAATTACAACAAGTTATTGCACGTACAGTTCCTGATGGTGTCTTCATTGATGCCGATGGTCTAAACGAAATTGACTTAGGTACGGGTAATGCATACAATCCTGAGGACGCTTTAAGATTATACTTCCAAACAGGTAGTGTAATTGGTAGAAGCTATACTCAAGATGGCGAGTTCAACAATGCAAGAGTGCCTATCACTCAGTTGACATCTAACTCAGGTGCAGCTAAAACGCAGATGTTGATTACAAATATGAACCACTACATTGATATGATTAGGTCTGTGACCGGTCTTAACGAGGCAAGAGATGGTTCTAATCCTGACCCTAACTCATTAGTTGGTTTACAGAAGTTGGCTGCATTAAACTCTAATACAGCTACAAGACATATTCTTGACGGTTCTTTGTATGTATATCGTACATTATCTGAGGCTTTAACTTATAGGATTGCTGATATTTTGCAGTATGCTGACTTTAAAGATGAGTTTGCAAATCAAATTGGTAAGTACAACGTATCTATATTAGAAGAGATTAAAGACCTTTACATTTATGACTTTGGTATATTCATTGAGGTTTCACCTGATGAAGAGCAAAAAGCACAGCTTGAAGCTAATATCCAAATGGCATTATCTAAAGGCGATATTAACCTTGAGGATGCAATTGACATCCGTGAGATTCGCAATCTTAAACTTGCTAATCAGTTATTGAAACTTAAGAGAGTTAAGACTCAAGAACGTGAGGAGAAGATGGAGATGCAGAAGCAAGCTATGATTTCTCAGCAACAATTGAAGTCTCAAGAGTTGTCAGGTCAAGTAGCTATGCAGAAGATTGAAATGGAAACCAACTCAAAGATTAAGATTAAGCAGGCTGAAGTTGCATTTGATATGCAAAGGTCTGAGCAAGAAGCAATGCTTAAGTCTCAATTAATGCGTGAGGAATTTGATTACAATCTTCAATTACGTGGTATAGAGGTAGGTACTTTGACTGAAAGAGAAAAGATGAAAGAAGATGCAAAAGCAAAAAGAATTAGTCAACAAAACACCGAACAATCTAAGTTAATTAATCAAAGAAAGAACAATCTTCCTCCAATGGATTTTGAGTCAAATGAGGATAGCTTGGATGGGTTTGACTTAGCCGAATTTGAGCCTCGTTAAAAATGTCAAAATTTTTGTATAAGTTTGTATAAATTAAATCAAATCAAATGGAATTAAAAGTTAGAGCATTAGACATAATTGAACCAAAGAGTGTTCAAGAAGTGGAACAACAATTACTTGAAAAACACGAAGAGTCGTTAAATCAAGATAATAACACGGAACCGGAACCATTGCAAAATGACCCTGAACCAAAATCAACTGAGGTTGATTTAAAAGACGAAGACGTTCTTTCATATATTGGTAAGAGATATAATAAGCAGATTAACTCTTTAGATGACTTAGTTGCTGAGCGTAAAGAAGCTGAGCCGTTACCTGAAGAAGTGGCTGCTTATATGAAATATAAGAAAGAGACAGGACGTGGGTTTGAAGACTTTGTCAAATTGAGAAAGGACTTTGAAGCAATGGACCCTGACGACCTTCTTAAACAATACCTTTCATCCACACAGGATGGTCTTGATAGTGATGATATTGAGACGTTAATGGATGACTACAGATTTGACGAAGAGTTAGATGATGAGTCAACTATTAAAAAGGCAAAAATCGCAAAAAAGAAAGTTCTTGCTGAAGCCAAGAAATATTTCAATTCTCAAAAGGAACAATATAAAATGCCCCTTGAGTCAAGTTCGGCATTCATTCCTGACGGAGAAAAAGAAATATATGAAAGCTATAAGCAATATACCCAACAGGCAAAGACTATTGAAGAGGAGAACAATCGTAAACGTCAATGGTTTGACCAAAAGACGAACGATGTTTTTAGCGGAGAGTTCAAAGGTTTTGAGTTCAATGTTAATGACAAGAAGTTCACGTTTGCTCCGGGAGACGCCAATGAGTTGAAAAAGAGCCAAGCAACTCCACAGAACTTTATTAATAAGTTCTTGGATGACCAAGGTTTGATGAAAGACGCAACAGGTTATCATAGGTCTTTGGCTATAGCAATGAATCCTGACAAGTTCGCTAAGTATTTTTACGAACAAGGAATGGCTGATGCAACTGATGATGTTACTCGTAAAATCAAGAACATCAATATGTCAGAGCGTAAAGCCCCCGAAGTAAGCAATACGACAGGAGGAATGCAGGTGAAGGCGGTAAACCCTGATTCAGGAAGAAACCTGAAAATCCGCAGTATAAAAAGAGTTTAAAACAATTAAAATTTAAAAAAAATGGCAAGTGCTTTATTGAATAACCCCACCTACCAATTACAGCCAAGTGCTGAGCAGGTGGCGTTACAAACAAACTACATTACCAACTTCAACTTCTTGAATCAGTATCTTCCTGATACATACGAGAAAGAATTTGAGCGTTATGGTAATAGAACAATCGCATCTTTCTTACGTATGGTAGGAGCAGAGATGCCGTCTAATTCTGACCAAATCAAATGGGCAGAACAAGGACGTTTACACATTAAGTACACAAACTGTACTTCAGCAGCAGCAGCAGGTGCGGCAACCGCAACTTTCACTGTAGCTGACAGTGGTGTGACTTACATCGCTATCCGTGTTGGACAAACTTTGATGATTCAAAATAACACTTCAGGTGTTTTCAACAAGGCTATCGTAACAGCAGTTCCTTCAGCAACTACTTTCACAGTAGCTTACTATGAGACTGCAGGTCAGGCTTTCGCAGTTTCTACTCAATGTACTGTATTCATTTACGGTTCTGAGTTCAAGAAAGGAACTAACGGAATGGTTGGTTCATTAGAATCAGAAGATGACATCTACAGCAACAACCCAATTATCATCAAAGATAAGTATGCGGTTAACGGTTCTGATATGGCTCAAATCGGTTGGGTAGAAGTTACAACTGAGAATGGTGCTACAGGATACCTTTGGTATTTAAAGAGTGAGCACGAAACTCGTTTACGTTTTGAAGATTACTTAGAGACTTCAATGATTGAAGCTGTTCCGGCTGCATCTTCTTCAGGTGCTGCAACTGCAGGTTACATTGGTTCTGAAGGTATCTTCTACGTAGTAAACAACCGTGGTAACGTTTGGGGTGGTGGTACTCCAACAACTTTAAGCGATTGGGATTCTATCGTTTCTCGTTTAGATAAACAAGGTGCTATCGAAGAGAACGTTGTGTTTGTAAATCGTGGTTTAAGTTTCGATATTGACAATATGTTAGCTACATTGAACGGCTACACTTCAGGTGGTGTTGCTCAATCAGCTTCATTCGGTCTTTTCGATAACGATGTTGATATGGCGTTAAACTTAGGTTTCACAGGTTTCCGTAGAGGTTATGACTTCTACAAGTCTGATTGGAAATACCTTAACGACCCAACAATGCGTGGTGGTTTAAATACTACTGCTGCAACTGCAACCGGTACTATCACAGGTTTGATGGTTCCTGCAGGTTCTACTTCAGTGTACGACCAAATTATGGGCAAGAACGCTAAGCGTCCTTTCTTACACGTTCGTTACCGTGCTTCTGAAGCTGAAGACCGCAGATACAAAACTTGGATTACAGGTTCTGCCGGTGGTGCTGCAACAAGCGACTTGGATGCAATGGAGGTTAACTTCCTTTCTGAGCGTTGCGTATGTACCTTGGGTGCAAATAACTTCGTATTGTTCCGTTATGGATAATAGGTAGTAAATATACCGGGAGGGTGTCTTCAAAGACACTCTCCCTTTTTTAAATCTAATTAAATTAAATATAAAATGGCAAAAGGTACAACTCCTGTAGATAAGGTCTATAGACTTAAAATAGGAAATCCGCTATCATATACGTTAGCGTCAAGAAATCACCCTCGATTCCCACTAATGTGGTATGACGAGAAGAACAATCAGAACCGTGCATTAAGATACTGCACGAATCAAAAGTCCCCATTTGAGGACGAACAAGACGGAAACTTTATTATTGAGCCAATCATCTTTGAAGATGGCTTCTTAAGAGTTCCAAAGAACAACCCTGTATTACAGGAGTTCCTACACTATCACCCATTGAATGGCAATATATTTGTTGAAGTAGATAAAGAGAAAGACGCTGCTGCTGAAGTAGAAGACTTGAACTTAGAAGTTGAGGCTCTAATCGAGGCTCGTCAGTTATCACTTGACCAAATTGAGACATTAACAAGGGTTATGTTTGGAAAAGACCCATCCACCGTGTCTACTGCTGAATTAAAGCGTGACATCTTGGTGTTTGCTAAAAGAGACCCTAAAGAGTTCTTGAATATATTGAACGACCCTGAATTAAAGTTTCAGGCTAAGGTTCGTTTATTCTTTGAGAACAAACTATTGATATTAAGAAACAGCGACAAAGAGGTTTGGTTTAACACCTCAACTAACAAGAAGAAGATGTTATCTGTTCCGTTTGGAGAGGACCCATATGAGATGGTAGCCCACTACTTACAGAGTGACGATGGCATTGATTCATTAAAGATGTTAGAGGCTGTTTTAGGATAATTGATGTTGATTATTGATTGATGATTAGAAAGTAGGGCACTTATTGTGCCCTCTTTTTTTTTATGTATATTTGTAAAAAAAGAACTAATGATAAACTCAGTAAGAAATATGGTGTTGTCTGTACTGAATAAGAATAACTACGGATACATCTCTCCTTCTGATTTTAATTTGTATGCTCAAAATGCGCAAATGGAAATCTTTGAGGAGTATTTTAGCAGTTACAATACTGTTATAAATTTAGAAAATGCTCGTACCGCAGGCGTTAATTATGCCGATATGGAACAGCCAATTGCTGAGACAATGGAATCTTTTTTAAGAAAAGATTATTTGTCTAAAATTTCGGCTAATAGATTTTCAGTACCTACTCCTACCACAACAGGATATTATGCTTATATGATATTAGATGTTGAGTGTAAGCCTGTGAATTTAAAGACAGGTACTAACACAGCAGTTGTAAGTGGTCAATTAGTTGACAGTACTGCAACTTTTACAACTAATG